TTAAAATAAAGACAAGTCTGAAGAAGACTCATCATAAATGGTTCTGTTACTTGAGAATCGTAACATGGAAGGGCTATAAAAAGATGCCAGCTCTCAAGCTGCTCTTTGGAAATTGTAATATTGATTGGTTGTTCTTCTACAGGCATATAAATATATTAGCCTAAGGATTGGTGGTTGTCAAGTTTAAGCTACTTGTACAGCGGTAACTATGACAGATGGAATTGCTGGTCTTGTAGGGCTAGTTTGAGCTGCGGATGCAACAATTCTCATATTTACGTTTGGAGACTGCCACTTTATTTCTATATATTGGCCAGCTGTAACTGAAACTATAAAGTTCCAAGAAGCCAAATATTTTCCGTTGTTTCCCAACACTGTAACTTGAGTATTGGAATCAGCAATTGGTGTTCCATTTTTAGCAAACCATATATTTACTAAATCATTACTACTGTCTGTTTTATCCAACTGAGCGCTAAACTGAATATTGTATACTCCAGCGTATGCAAAAGTTATTCTTGATCCAGAGGTAATTGAAATTCCATTCGTTTCTGGAGCAGTGTTACTTAACTGCATAGAATAAGCAACGCTTGCATTTGTAGCAGTTTGTGTTGTTGTATCATAGAACGAACCATAATATCCGCCAACACCAGATACACCCGTATAAGCGGTTGTCTGAACGGTATTATCATTAAAAGTTAGATTAGTTACTTTAACGTTTGCTAATTGAGCTTGAACAATGCCGTCAATATTAAATACACCGTTAGCGATAGTCACGGCTGCTGTATTGGCGGTAACTGAGTCTGTAATGTACAATGTTCCGCCACCAATTGAAATACTCTTCCAACGTAATGCATTTGTGCCCAAAGAATATACGTTATCTAAAGATGGAATAACGTCTGAGTCAACTAGTCCAAATTCATTATTAAAATATCTTGAACCACCAATTTCTTTATATGCTATTATTTTTTTAGAATTCACACTTGGTGGAGTACTAAAATTTACAATTATTTGATTAGTTGATGAAGCTCTCCATCGAACTTTATTGATTGCATATGGGCTGGCTAAATCCCTAACCATCACACCAATATCTCTAGTGCCTAAATTGTGATCTATTTGAAAACTTGTACTGCTTCCATCTCCCATTGAACTAACGTAATTTTCATCTTCGCGGACTATGTATACAGAAACTGAAATCGAAGCGATGTTGGGTGGATTTTCAAAAACTAATGTTGCTGAATTTATGTCTGTTGCATAAACTAATGCTTCTATAACCTCATATGGTGAGCTAACACTTTTTAAAACTGGTATTATATTTCTTGATCCAAGATTATGGTTGATGACTATAGTGCTATTAACGCCATCTCCTACAACTGTATTATAATAATCTCTGTCTCCTGGACCGTCAATAATAACTCTTCTAGAGTTACTTGCAGGAGGCATAGCAAAAGACACAGTGACGCTATTGGCAGATGTTGTCTCCCACAAAGCATCAATGATCTCGTATGTGCTACTGTAATCTAGTATTTCAACTGAAACTTCAGTTGTATTTAAATTATGATTTATAACAAAAGAAGTATTTGAACCATCCCCAATAGTTTCATTGTATGAAACACCAGATGGATCTCCACCAGCATCTACTGCTGGTATAAATTTAGTTCCATTAAACTTAAGAACTTGATTTGTAGTTGCCCCTGTTGTATCAATTTGCACTGACCCAACGGTAATACTATTAGTCTGTAAGTTCCCTACATTAACTGTACTTGGTAAAGATAGCGTATACGCACCTGTAGTGGCATTGCTGGTCACAGTTACCTGATTTGAGGTTCCTGACAAAGACGATATTAAAGCTGCTCCGTATTATGGAGTTGGAAGAATTCTTGTAAAATAATTTACCATCTGCGTAGTTAATGGCCAATTCTCCATCGGCAAGCGTAGACGGTGCTTGAGATGGCGTTGAAGATTTTTTAAGAGTAATTGTATTGGCCATTTTAATCCTTTAAACTATATGGGTATAGTAACAAGAATTTGTTTTTAATTATATTAAATTTACCATTTACCAAGTGGACAAGACGCAAATTTTAACTTTACTTTTAACTTCATAAAACAACCACATTCCTTGCACTGGTGAGTAACTGGAAGTAACCTATCGCAAGCTAGGCATATATCATACCTAGACTGAGCTTCCTCGTCAGAAACATGTGGAGCATGAGGATTTAACGCATCCCATGGACGTGTTTCTCCTAGCTTTTTTTTATACTGCTGCCAAGCGCTTAGTGGTTTGTCCATAATTTTTGTTTATTAATTATTTTTTTGCTCGTATATATTTTTAACATATTTATTAGCAAAATTAGCGCCTGCTGCGTTATACTTTGTGCCACTTAAGCTTTCGCTATAAGTAAACTCAGTGCCGTTTTCTTGTTCATATCTTGATTTAATATAGTTAGCTACCATTGTCCCAATACCCTGTCGTTGATAATCAGGATGTGCATTCCATACAAATGGTTTTTGTAAGTTATTGTCATTAGCGTCAATATAGCAACCATGAACAAAAAGAAGCTGTCCATCTTCTCCTCGATATAGAGTAAATCTTACATCAACACTATTATTATGACCAAAGATGCCTGGAAATCTTGCTGGGTGCGTTTGCTCAGTAAATCCAGGTTCGCCAAACTCACCAAATTTTTGCTCAAAAAAAGCCCATTCATTAAAGAATTGCTCTTCAGTTGTTTCATAATTTGAAGTTACATTTTCCCAAGATAAATTTTCATTACTCATAAATAAAATTATTACTCCTACTTTTTTATTTATTATATCATAAAATTTTTAGTTAAAAAACAAACTTTATACACATCCTACAGTGCCCTTAATATTAGCACATCCACCACCAGGTCCACCACCACAAGCAGCGCAAGGATCAGCTCCTCCGCCTTCGCCGCCTCCGCCGCCTCCGCCGCCCCCTCCTCCGCCTCCTCCGGAAGTGTAACCGCAAATACCTTCTCGGTATGCACCATTGTATCCACCAGTTCCTGAACACGTTTGTGAACATCCGCAATCATAATATTCATAAGATAACGTTCCAACGCAGGTATAGCCTACATATGAGCAACCGCAATTAGATCCGTCTCCAGAACAGTTACTGCCATTATAAGTACATGAGCAGAATGATGGTGGGAAATACGGTGGAAAATACGGTGGGAAGAATGGACTGTATATTGTGTAGTTTATTGCTGTGCCTAATAAACTTATGCTAGTGTCAGTAAGCGATGTTGTTAATTGATTTTCTAATGCTGGATCTGAGGTGCTTGTGGTGGATACAGACCCTACTGTAAATCCGGCATTAGTAATCGCTGTATTAGCGTTTGCCTTTGTTGTACCGTGAATTTATGGCTGGTTTATTGTTTTTTCTGGATCCGACCCGCGCTGCCTGCTGGTATTGTCATAAAATTAAGCCTTTAAATCACCAACTACTACCCAGTTGCTAGAATCTAGTTTAATGAGTGTAGCAGAAGACCATCGATCACGCAACTTATAGCCTGGTGTTCCATTGATATTAACTCCAGAATTTCCTATTATTACTTCTCCAGTTCCAGCTCTTAAAATGTCTATTCTATCTCCATCACTTAATATATTTGAAACAGTGATTGTTATATTTGATGAACTATTTGCAACTATTAATTTTGCAAGGTCTCCGGCAACTAACGTATTACTAGAAGTTACTGTTCTTAAAGTGGAGTTAAAGCCTGCTCTAGGTGCTCCAGCTGCAAGGTCTGTTGTAGTAATTGATCCTAAAAGATTTAATTTAGAATAATCTATTCCAGCAGCTGTGCTTATGTCAGCATTAATTATTGAGTTGCTTAAGGAAAGTTTGCCGTACACTATACCTGCAGATGAGTTGATATCTGCGTTTACAATTGTATTTGATGCTATTTGGACATTACCAGTATTTGATATTGTAACATCTCCAGAAATTGCGGTTGCAGTTGCTTTTCCGCCTGAATTACCAACAAAAATATATCCACTACCTAAAGAAGAACTTACTGCGTCAGTTATCCCATAGCCAGATAAAGTAGTTGGATTAGTTCCTGCAGTTACTCTTCCATATGTATCAACAGTTACCGAGTTATAAGTTCCAGTTGAGGAAATTACATTACTAGCTAAGTCAATATCATTTGCATTGACAACAATTCTTGATGTAGAAGCAGTCCCTACGTCAAGTTGATTTCCGTTAGAACTTATTCCATTACCAGCAGTAAAAGTTTGAGTTCCTGTAAATTGAGTAAATGTAATGTTATCTGTTCCGATCACTATTGCGCCATTAGTGCCAGTTCCAATTGTAGTTTGTATAAACCCTTGATTTGCGCTTGTGCTTCCTGCGGTCACAAAAACAGCATCTCCGGAAACGATGGTTCCAACTGGTCCAGAATTATCAAAATCTGTTGCTCGCATTATTTGCCAAGCTACTGTTGAATTACCAGTAGTTACAATTGTGTAGATACCATTTTGTTTAGCGTCTGTTTGTGATTTAAGAAGTATTCTTGTCTCTGCTGTAACCGTAGCGCCATCGATAGTCCCTATTGATCCAGCTGTAGCTTTTGTTAAAGTTGCTCCAACGCCGTCAGTTCCATTAACATAAGTTCCATCAAGATTTCCAGTTGTTGCTGCCTTGACTGCAGTGTGCCAGTTGATTCCTGAAACAAAATTATCTACATAATCTCTAGTAGCTAAATATGAAGTGTTTGCACTTACCGTGGCAGTTGATCCCTCACCTTGCGTATGAGATACCGTAATGCCTGTTCCAGAAGATACATCAATCATATAATTACCAGTTGTATCAGTACCTAATGCAACAGCATTATTTGCAATTGTTGCGGTCAACGTTGCGTTACCCAAATCTGTTAGTGTTACATTTCCTATTAAGTCACCAGAAAGGGTAATCACTGGTGAAATTGTTGAATTAACCCAATTTGTACCATTCCATTTTAAAAATTGATTTCCGGAAACTCCAGAAGCATCAACGTCTGATACGTCACTTAACACTAATTGGTGATTATACCAATTAGTGCCATCTGAATATAAAACATCTCCAGCGTTAGGTGCATTTGGTCCAACATAAATAACATCTTCTAAAATGCCTATTGTTGGCGCTTTTATTGTAGCGCTTCCAACGTTACTAAATGCACTTACTTTAACAGAGTTTAAATCTGGTACATAACTAAAAGAAACTTTTAAATTTCCAGCAGATGGAATTTCCCATCTTGCTTCTATGTTTTCATAAGGTGCTGTTGCGCTTTGTATTGTAACAAATACATCTTCTTCTATAAATGTAAATGGTATTGTAAATTCAGAATTTATACCATCTCCAATTATAGAGTTATGTTGCAATCCGTCTGCGGTAACTGGAGGTGTTCCGTTAATCCAACGTTCATTATCTCCATCCCAAATTAAAACCTGGTTATTAGATAATGTTTGATTAGTTATTACAACATTTGATATATCATTTAAATTTAGTTGATGATTAACCCAGGTATTGCCATTATTGTAAACAACTTGTTTGGCACTTGTACTTGATATTGTTACATCTGAAAGATCGTTTAAAACCCTATTATTAACATAGGTAACAGCGTTATTGTAGGCAGTGTTAGCTTTGTTTGAAGCATCGGCTGCTGCATTGATTTCCGCTGTTGCTGCTGCTCCATAAGCATCGTAAGTACTCGGTGTAACACCAATAGTTGGTATTGCACCTTCTCCAGTCAAAGAACTAATTGTTATTCCAGTTCCTTGATTTATGTTGGCTATGTAGTCTCCTGTTGTATCAGAACCAAGCGCAATAGAATTGCTAACAACTGTTGCGTTTAAACTTACATTTGCGCTTCCATCTATAGTCACATTACCAGATAGATCGCCTGTTAAAGTTAATATTCTTGGAGTTGTCCAACCTGCGGCAGTCCCAGATATATTCATTGCACCAGTTGAAGGAAGACTTATTATAATATTTCCTGTTGTTGCAGTTACATCTATTTCATTGGGTGTTCCAGTGATGCTATTGACTAAATTTGGTTTATTTAAAAGATTACTCCAATCTAGCTTGGCATTTAACTCTCCAATAGTCCCACTAAAAACCTCAGAGGAATTAGTTGCGTCAGGAATAAAAGTAAATTTTCCACTAGAATCATCAAAACCAAAAAAACCAATCTTATCCGATGTACCATTATGCCAACGAAATTCGATTCCTCTGTCTTTGTTATCATCTAAAGTTGGAGCAGAGTTGCCTCCAAGTGTAATTATAGGGTCTTTAACGGTTGTTATCACAGACTCTATGATGGTTGTGTTGCCTGAAATTGTTAGGTTACCAGAAATAGTTAAATCTTCTTCGGTTGTTATCAAAGTGCTTGAATCTTGTAACAAATTCAAAGAAGAATTAACTAAATTACCATCAGAATCTATATAATAGAATATTCTATTTACAGGGTCAAGTGCTATTTGACCCTGTACAATACTAGGGGTAGCCATTAAAAAGCCTTTCTTTTTTTATTAGAAAGTGCCACCGTCTATTGTGTCACTCCATGCTGGAACTCCAGCAACAACTTTCAAGAATTGTCCACTAGTGCCTATTCCTAAAGTTGTTAAAGTGTTTGCAGCATTTGCGTAAAGCAGGTTGCCAGTAACATATGTAGTAAGTCCTGTACCACCCTTGGTAGGTGCAATTGCTGTAGCACTCCAAGTACCAGATGTAATAGTTCCTACTGTTACAATGCTGTCATCACCATCATATGTTCCAGCAGCAACGTTTGCTAATATTGAACTGTAAGCTTGAACGTTTGAACCAATTGCTAGACCAAGGTTTGTTCTAGCATTTGCTGCATCTGTTGCTCCAGTACCACCATAGGTAACTGCTACTGCGTTTGCACTCCAAGTACCAGTTGCAATGTTGCCAACACCTGTAAGGCTAGAGCTAATTACTCCAGAACCAAGTGTAGTATTGCTTAATACTGTAGTATTATTAATTTTATATTCTTTACCAGCCACTAAATCCATGTGCTCTGAAGAAGTCCATGCATCTGTTGCATCAAGCCAATTAAATGTCTTGTTTGTTGCACCAAGTACTGTGATACCGGCACCATCTGCAGTTACGTCTGTTGGTGATGCGGTGTTAGCAAGAACTATATTCTTGTCTTCAACGGTTACGGTAGCTGTATTTAATGTAACAACGTTACCTTGAACTGTTAAATCTCCAGTTACAGTTAAGTTATTTGAAATTGTGACGTTTGAAGGAAGACTTAATGTCACAGCTCCTGATGAAGCACTAACTGCAATTTCGTTGTTTGTTCCAGCTATAGATGTAACCGCATTTGAAGAAAGATCACTAACCTGTGATGCTGTAATTGAAATTGCTGAGTTACCAGCTGCAGTCAATCTACCTTGTGCATCCACTGTAAATGTTGCAACGGTATTTGCTGCACCATAAGATCCACCAGTAACAGCAGTATTATCAAGGTTTAAGGTTATGGTATCAGTTGCGCTAGCAACAGATGTAAGACCCGTTCCACCAGAAACTGTAAATGTATCACCTGCAGTAATTGTTTGACTTGATCCAGAATCTGCAGCTGCAGTAAATGATTGTGCTGCTACCGAATAATTAACTTTATTATTAGCATCATCGTAAGTTACGGTAATTCCAGATAGTGTTCCCGCATTAACTAATGAACCAAAAGCATCTTGTGCGGCTTCTGTAAAGTCAGAAACTGCTGTTGATGAAATTGATATTGAAGTATTTCCAGCTGCAGTTAAACGACCTTGAGCATCGACTGTAAATGTTGCAACTGTCCCAGCTGCACCATAATTTCCAGCAGTAACTGTTGTATTGGCAAGATTTAAGGTAACAGCTCCCGATGTACCACCGCCACTAAGGCCAGTTCCAGCTGTAACTGATTCAATGTCTCCAGCATCATTTGTAAAGCTAATTACACCAGTTGATGTATTGTAAGAAAGATCTCCAGAAACTGAGATTGCTGCTCTTGCATTTGATGTAAAGTCCGAAACTTGACTAGCAAGAATGCTAACCGCAGTGTTTCCAGCTGCTGTCAAGCGTCCTTGAGCATCTACGGTAAACGTAGAAACTGTATTTGCTGCACCATAGGAACCTGCTGTTACAGCTGTGTTGTCAAGGTTAAGCGTGACTGTGTCTACCGATGTTGCAACAGAACTTAAACCTGTTCCACCTGAGATTGTAAGAGTATCGGTACCAGTTGAAATGATAACGTTTCCACTATCTCCAGCTACCGTAAAGTTTGTACCAACATTGGCTATTTGACCGCTAATATTAGAAATAGCTTGGTCAACATAAAGCTTTGTTGAAGCATGCGCGTTAGATGATGGAGTGGCAACAGCAACAGTTCCATTAAATGTTTTATTACCAGTTATAGTTTGATCGGTGCCTAACGAAACAAATGCGCCAACACCACCAATGGCTGGAATAGAGTTAGCATTGCCGTCACCATCATCACCAAGTCCATAATACAGTGTATTATCGGCTTCGTTAAATGCTAGCTCAGCATTTTTTAATGCACTTGGTGCGCCTGCTGCGCCAGTTCCTGATCTTCTTTTAATTCTAACTATATTTGCCATTTTAGAAATTTCCTCCGTTTATTGAAATGTCAGCGCTTTTTGTCAAATTACTTAAAGATTTATTTACCCAACCTGATTCAGTATAAACTAATATATCTTTAAGTCCGGCATCAGTTATAGTAACATCACCTAATCCGTTTATACTAGATATATTTGATTCTATAGATGAAATTCTGTCTTTTACAGTTAAGTGAGAGCCAGCTGGGGTAACTCCTAAAACTGTTTGTATTGCTTCTACTGCGTCATTTAAGTTTGCGTGTTGTAAGTGATGTGGAACTGTATTGGAATTTAGTGAATCAGATGCCGATGGATTAATTAAATTATCCAAAGCTAATGGATATTGAATTGCCATAAAACTCCTTAAAGAGACAGTATCTTGCTTATTGAATCACTCCAAAATATAGTAACAGGTCCACCTGAATTACTACCCCCATAAGGTAATCCTGGTGAAACATCTATATAAAAAAATAACCTTGAATTAGCGTCATTGGTACCCACTTGATAACATACTATTGCATCAAATGACGAACCATCATGGTCAATTGTTATATCATCGGCTGAAAGAACTCCACCATTATTCATAACGTTGGACAAATTCCCCGAAACAGATCTTATAGCTAATGAAGGTATATTTGAAACAAACTCATCAGTTGATTGATTAACTGTATAATTAGATTTATTTATCAATATAACTTTATAATTAAAAGAAGTTACATTTATTTGTCCATTTAATAAAGCTTCTTTTGCTTTTGTGTAAACAAAATTAGCCATATTTAAACACCAACATCTTTAGACACAACAATTCTATACTTGTATCCTTTTTCAAAATAATCTTTTCCTTCAGTATAATATGATGGAGTTGCTTCATTTAAAGATGGAAAATCAATATATACTTCTGGTTTCCAAGAATGCAATTGAACTAATGTTTCTATATTTTCCCATCTACTTGGATTTCTTTGAATTTTTTTTCTTTGACATTTAAAATATTTATTATCTAAATAGTTTGATGCTGGTCTGGCATTAAATGTTATTACTGTTCTTCCATAATTAAAATCATTACCTAAATAAAAATCTCCATTAGTTGGGTAAACATCAGCAATAAAAAATTCTGGATTTTTGGCTAAAATCTGTATGCTAGTAAAAGCATCTACTCTTACTGATTTATCCTCTACTAAAATTTCTCCTACTTCAGGTGCTCTAACTGAAGAAAAAGACGATGGTGTTGCATCGTTTCCTTTCCATTCAAAGGATATCTGCTCTTCATCTATAGTTTCATTTATGGCATCTAAAAAATTTACTAATCTTATTAAATATTGTGTATTGGTTTGCAAGTTTGCATCGGCATCCCAATACAATCTTAAAGTTCTAGAAATTTGATTATAGTCAACAATTGTCTGTATAGGCATGAATGGATTTGATACGGCTACCGGAGTTGCTGAATTTGTTTGAACAATAAAATTTTCATTTTTTAAACTACTTATTTTTATTGTTCTTCCAAATTTTATTACAACCATATTAACATCTAATGCAACTATGGCGTCTATTAAGGGAAGGCTCACTATATTCTCCTCATGTATAACTAATTATATTAGTAACAAACTAGTATTATAAAAGCAACAAGGGACGGCTTTCGCCGCCCCTTGTCACCAAGGCTAGTGTAACTATAACTATCCTAAGCTTAGAGTGATACCTGATTGATAACTCCGACTTCCCAGTTACGGGTGAGTCTTACGTTCTTAGCAACAGTAATGCCTTCACCGTCACCAAGCATCACGATGTCATAACGCTCTTTCATCTTCATCTGACGAATGTCACGTGACGGCTCATCGAACTGATCCGTGCTCATTTCGTCCTTGACGAGGAGAGTTCCAACTTCGTTTCTGTCGATCAAGAATACGTCCGACTTTGCTGCGGTTTCGCCGCTCTTAGCTGTAAAGCTAACGAATGGTGATACAATCACATTCAAGCCAAGAGGTGCTGTTGAATTCAACGCACCAGATGGTGACTGTGGACGGTATCCCCAGCTCGTGTTTACAGCAGCTGCTGAACCACCAGTATGGAAGATTGCATCCTTGAGGAAGAGTGACCACATCAATGGGTGAAGAATGAAGTCTGTTGGGACATGATTCTCTGCCATCAATACTGCTGCCATGTCGACTACGTCGTCCCAGGTGATGGTCAAGTTATATTCACCATCAATACCACGGCCGATTGTGTCATCATAGCTGCCACTGTCGTTGTCAAATACAATTGTTGCTGCATCCTTGAAACGGCTGAGGGCAATTTGTTCTTTCAAACGGGCCATTGCACGACCTGCTGCACGAACATGAAGACCTACGATGTCCCAGAGTGAGTCTGCAATGACTTCCTCTGTGAAGGAGAGCTTAACGCCCTTCTTCGAAACTTTGCCTTCAATCTGCTTAGCAAATGCGAGTGCCTGTTCTGGGTACTCTTGTCCTTCAGGAATTTCTGCTGCTTGAATTGCATTAACAGCTGGGAACTCCAAGGAGCGTCCCTTTCCTAGGCGCACTGTTGAGAGCAATGGAGTCACGAGTAACTGTGGCTCTGCTGCTTCTCTTAGGGTACGAGAGATGACCTTAGGAAAGAGTGCTGCTGCGTCAGCTGACGCAAAAGCCTCTTTGATGGTCACTCTGTTGTTTTCGTCGATGTGCCCATCCTCGGTTAGTGCAGTCTCCCATGCTGGGAGACCCGAGAGGAGCTCTTGGATTGTCTTGCTCATCTTAGGAATATTCCTCCTGTGTTATTTTCTTTTAATTAAAGTGTTAAATTGACGCGGAAAGCACCAATAACATTTGTTACATCCAGATTAGAACGGATACCCAGTTTGCCTGAGTACGTACCTGAGCGGGTAAGCTCAAACACGGTCTTCAAAGCACCTGGATCTGATGGCAACTGCATGTATGAAAGCAGTCCGTCATCAAAGTTGGTAGCAAATTTCTCTACCTCAATAACCTTACCAACCTGGAGGTAAGGATTTGTACCACACAGTGTCGTTGTTAACGCCACTGGGCGACCCATATGGTCGGCTCTAATCAAAGAACCTACCGTTACATCATCATTGACCTTGTCAACCATTGGATATTCAACATAACCATGGGTTATAAAGCCTGCACCCTGTGAGGTGCCCTTGTCAAACGGACGATACAAATCGTACTGTGCGACACCAATTGGATTTGAGTATGCACCAACTGTTACTGTGTCTGTTGCACCTGACGAATACGATGGTGTTGCGCCATTCAAAGGATCCCACGATGCTGGCATCGTGTCACCCCAGGTCACACCCGAAACGGTACCGTTTGCTGGAACAACTCTTGCATCTCCATTTGCGTCAGCAACTACTGACAAAATGGTTCCCTTAGTGATAACAATCTCAAAACGATTGTCTTCGCTGTCAAGGTACCAGGTTGGGAGGCCAACCGATGGAAGCAAGTAAGCTGCTGGAGCAATGCCCTCAGAGACTACAAAGCGACCATTACCGGTCTTGGTACCTACTTTACGAAATTTTGCTAATGACATTTAATTTCTCCTTAAAGTATTTATAGTTTATAATTTACGACGGCCCATGAGAGCATCGACAAAAAGTTGCTCTGAATTGTTAACAACTTTTTCTTTTGTTTCCTGGTTTTCTGCATCGACCGTGATTACATTATCTTCACTTTCAACTGCTTCAACTTCAGAATTGATTTCTGGCATCATTGCTTTTGCTTTTTTGGCTACAGGCAATCCTGCAAGATCTCTTAAAGAATCTGCTAATGAAGATGCTGTGCGCTTTGCGTGCTCAGCAATTGATTCTTCTCTAGCTTCTGCTGTTTCAATACCAGCTGCAATTTTTGCATCTACAACTCTTTCAGCAAGAGTTGTATGTAATGCGCTCTTGAGCTTTTGATTTTCTTCTTCAAGAGATTGAAGCTTTTTAGTTGCATCATCAGCATCTTGCTCAGAAGCTTTTATTTCGCCAGTGAGCTCTGCCTTTGAATCTTCAACCTCTTTATTTTCTTCAGCGACTTCAGCATCTACAGATTCAACAGCTAATTCAGCCTGTTCTTCTACCGATTCTGAAACTACTTCAGATCCTGTTTCGATATTCCAAGATTCTTTAGCTGGTTCCATACCTTCTACTTTCAAAGAAGATCTTAATTGCCATGCCCACTTCTTGTGCATATCGTCGCGTTCTGCAAGGAAGTTCGCAATTCCTTGTTCATTTGCTGCGTTTGCTTCTGCAAATGCTGCAAGAACGCTTGCATTAACTGCATTGTTTTTTTCTAAAATACCGCTTGCCAAACCAAGAGCTTCAGTAACGGTCATGTCATCTTTAAAAGATGCACTCATTACTGATTCCGTTAAAGTTGCAGGGAATGACTGAAGTTTTCTCATATTTTCTGCAATTGCATCGACTGATCCAATAGCATCTTCGTAAATATTGGAAAATAGTTCGTGAAACTCAGTGAAATCTTCACCTTCAACATTCCAATGTGCTCTGTGCGCAGCATAGTAAAATACGATTGTATCGTTCAAGACTTTTTGGAGAGCTGCAGCTACACCAGTGGCTTCTGCTGCTTCTTCTACTTTTACTTCAGCTTCAGCCTCTTCAACTGCTGTGTCAGCAGTAATATTCGAAAGATCTTGACTTAAGCTTTCTACGGCAGCCAAAATATCCTCGTTTTTAACGCTTTCGTCCATTTTTAAATTCTCCTCATGATTCTTATCAATCTCATTAGATAGTAATGAGTCGCTATTATATTTGTAATTTTCACTTTCATGAACAGCGACTGCCGTAAGGAAAGAGCCCTTCAGGTGCAAATAAAGTGGTTTTGATTCTTTTGCTTTAAGGTTCTTAAGAACCGATTCATGTTCCTCAACCGAATAAATATCTTCTTCATCCATAGAAAGAATAAAAGCTGAACTTTTTGCCACCCAACCATCTGCTGAGTTTTCAACTTTTAAATCACCATTTGAAGTTTTTCTTACACCAGATTTTGAATCGGCTGGCTGATTAACAAATGAGTATTCTTTAAAAGAAATGTCTTGCATGTCTACAAAAGCTAATTTGCCCTTGTATACCTGTCCTCTTTTATATTTAGTAGGTCTTGGTCTTCCATCTGCAGTTTCTGCAGCTAGATCTTCTCCAGAAATTGAGCACAGCGCCTTGCCTGCTCTTCCTCCAACTGAACCAGTAAGGTATCTTTTATCTAATACTTTTTGTATTGCTACTGGATCAGTAATAGCAACTTGCAAACGAACAAAAGAAGAGCCATCTTCTTCTTTATCCATTCTGGCGGCCATCACTCTACCAATTGGTTCTGAGTTTAAATCATGATTAAGAATAATTGGCTTAGGGTATGGCTCAACCCAAGACTGAAGAGCTGCTTCTAAGGCATCTGCAGAATAATTATTATAATTAGCTGTTAGTCCGTTCGTGGATTGCTGCCACTTCAATGATAAGACCTTTATTTTGATTTTCAGATTCTGAGAAATTTAAATCTACATTAGAAAAATCTGGTAGTTGAACCGTGAAGGTTTCTACGAAGTTAAAGCCCATTAAATTCTCCAATTTTAAATATCTACATCTATAGTAAATGTTACCTTTATAACATTAAACAATTTTATATAAAGATATCATATTTTTATCATGTTTTCAAATGTTACAGAAATTCTTGGATCTCCTGATTGAATAAATTTGTCTAACATTTCCTCATGCATTATGTGTGGAGCATATATGTATGCAGCTGAAAACAGTTTATTAAAGCCCTTTTTATTGGCGTTTGCACACCAACCAAGATCTTCTCCTTGCGCGTGAAACTCATAATCTACGTTATTATAAACATCTTTTGACATCATTTTTGCTGCCATAATAATATCTGATTGAAAATAAGTTCCAAAAGGGTAAGGTGGATTTCTTTTTGCTTTTTCTCCAGGCTTGTCAATCCAAGACATAACGCTTGGAAAATCAGTTCCAAACGGTGTCATAAACATTAGTGGACTAACTGCATCCGCACCTTCTTTAATATGGCTAATTAATAATTCAATTGTTGAAGGATTTTGTACAAGAATATCTGAGTCTAGACTGAAAAAAAAGTCTGGCTGATACTTTCTAACTTCACTTAAAAGCGTATTTCTTAGGGCAACCATATTATGGTATTTTGACATAGTCCACTGCCTAGAGTTAGAACTATGTTCATGATGAACTATATCATCTTTTGTAATTATATTAATAAAACCAATATTTTTTCCAGAAAAATTTTTCCATTTATTAATCATGGAAATTGTTTCTTCATCAGAAGATGAAACTACAAAAATAAAACCAACATCTTTTAGAGATATTGATTGTCTTTCAATTGATGCTGCCCAAATTGGGAATATCCAATTTCTTTTATAAATTGGACAACCTATAATAAGTTTCATTTTTCTTCAGTTGTTTTAACTTCTTTTTTTGGTGCTGCTTTTGCAGCTGGTTCATCTTTAGCTACAGGAGATTCTTTTGGTGCGACAATTTCTTCTTTAACTACTTTTGTTTCTGGTTGATTAACTAAAGTAGTTTCTTCTTCAGTATCTTCATCAAATGAATTAAATACTTCCATAAAACCATTAATCACATCAACTAAAATTGTAAGTGCCAAACGAACTTGACCATTTCCTACTGCAATCTCAAAACCTTTTACTGCGTCTTCTTCTAAAAGATACTGCTTAGAAGTATCTGACGTTATAACAAATGACATTTATTCCTCACTTTGAATAGTCTTATCTGACTGTTCTATCATAACATCATATTGCTCTTGTAGCAAGTTTTCTACAGTATTAACCCATTCTGGATCTGATCTTTTAATATTTGGAGAAGTTTTTCTTCCGTTTTGATTTTGGGGTCTGATTATATTACCAACTCCTTTTGATTTAGACGGCATGTTTCTAGCGCCTTTTTTAGCTGGAGTTTTTTTATCGCTATTTCCAGGGGTTACAGCAGGAGCGGGGGTTGCAGCTGCTTGTGCATCAATAATTTCTTTTTGTTGATCGGTTTGTATTCCACTGAATAAATTATTAGTGTCTACTTCTGGATCAATACCAATCTCTGTTCTTGCTTCTGTTAATGTAATTAATGAATTAACATACTTTTGTATGATATGTGTTTCTTTTTTGACTTGTGTATCAACATCAATTTCATTAAACTTAAAGTAGCATCTGTCTGATAAACCAGTTTCCATAGGGTTTTGGATTGGATCAAAACCACCTTCAAATAATAATTCATTAAATATATGAAGTCTTACCATCTCTGCGAATTGCTTCTGAAATTGTTTGATCTTATCATAAAGTGATGTATCAAGTCTTTCTGTCATAGATCTATTACCACCATTCATGGTCATGCCAAGATGGTGTGGTGCAACACCTAAGCCAACAGAAACTCTTTCTTTAAAGTGATGTAAATAATTCGTTGCGTCAAGTCCTTCTTTGCCAATACCAATGACGTCAACATCATGTCTATACGGAAGAATCAATCCGCCTTCAGATCTAAGGTTTTCAATCTCTGCTGCTGCTTTTTCTATTTCATCTGGTTCTGCTGGTTGATCTGCTGTTCCAATTACATATTTATACAAAGGAAATAATTCTCTATGCACCAAATTTTGGATATCTTCTTCCATTTGACGAAGCGCAACAACATCGTCAAGAACATTCGCTAAAAATGGAGTACCAAATGCTCTACCAGGTTTTCTATCAAAAAACAAGTGTATAACTCTATCTGCAGACCAAACTGGATCCCTATCTGTTGGAGCATAGGTTAATGGATCTGTTCTTTGCAAATAAGTTTTTGGTCTATTATGCTTATCGCGCATAATTCTTACTTGTTCAGTTGGTATTAGGTAATATCCAACAACTGGTTGATTTGAACTTACTGGTGTTAGATTTCTTGGAAAATATTCACTTAAATCGCCTCTTGCTTTTACAGCAAAAACGTTTGAAAATTTTATCAACTGATCAGAAAGTTCAATCAAGAAATCAAGAAATGGTCTTTTCATAGCCATTTCCATGTAGTCAATTCTTTCGTAAAGATATGCTACAGCTTCTTGATTTTCTCCAACAATTTTCCAACCCTCTTTCCAAAAGAGGTCTTTATATTTTCCTACTGCTTGTTTTACATAAGAATCAGTATCTACTGCTTGAATAATTCTTTCAAAATCATAAGGAGAAGGTTCAAAATTACTTCTACCAGAATAGAAATAGTTAGTGCCCTGATAACCCAATGCCAGGGCAGCAACTTTAAATACTTTATTAATTGATTTTACATCTTCAGGATTTACTTTTTTCGCAATAAAGTCTGCATTTGATTCTGCATTTTGAATAGGAAAAGATTTTTTAATCGCCATTATTAGCCACCTAAATACAAAGGGATACTAGCTTATAGTAGACCTTTATCTTGATTTAATTAGCTTTCCTGATTAAGGGTATTGAGCGTCTTTTGTAGGATGATTGTTTTTACCCACTCAAGCCAAAAAACAGTATCTGGTTCTGGGAAATCACTCTTATATGAAAGATTTGCTTCTGATACGACAATTTCAATTTTCATTTCTTTTTTAATTTCTGATGTATTTGTTTCTTCGCTCATAATAATTTCCTTTGTTATTTAAAGTAAATATCTATTATACCAGAAAAATACTATTTTGTTGTTGCCGGTGGAACAAAATTACCATCTACATAAGTCCAGCCAAAGCCAACTGTTGGTTCCATTAAAGCAATCAATTCTTCTGGTACTTCTACGACTTTTGGATCTGATTTCATTGCCGCGATAGCGTGTTCTACAATATTGGCCATAAAATGTAAATGGCCTACTTCTCCATCTATAACATATGCAAAACATGTTGATGGCATTCTGTTCTGAGTCATGGTTTCTCCTTTTCAATCACCTATTGTATCATATACAAGTTATTGACATACTGTTGGTGAGGAACAACCTCTAGTAACAACAGTGCCTCCACATGTTGATCCAGTGCAGGTGCATCCAGATGATACTACGCAACTAGTTGTATAATAATCATAAGTGTTATATCTACAACCATCCCAACATCCTGGTCCATTACACAAAAGTTCAACATCACAAACACCAGTCGATGTTGCGCTATTGGTACAAGAGCACGCCGGCAATCCTCCGCCATTGTTAGATCCAGAGCCGCCACTATTACTACTTTCTCCACCAGAAGGAGCACCTGCGCCAGTAGTCAAAGGAAATTGAGTTCCATTTATTACAATGTATGGGGTACTGCCAATTATTCTAAACTCAAACTTATCTTCCGAGTATTGATACTTAACTCCATCAAATTGGTATCGAGTTGCAAGGTAAGGACCTTGCCCGTCACGCTCTATTGTTGCTCCGTAACCACTAAACGTTGCAAGTGAGATTCGACCAGCCGCAGATGTTCCAGCAGATATAGTTACTGCTCCTGTTGTTCCAGCTCCGGGATATTCTGAGGCAGGACCAGCACCTGGGCCAATGACCATATCTCCGTTATAGCCTGCTCCAGATACAAGATTATTTCCATCAATATCCCAACCAGCTATTTTACCTGTTGTAGCTGTTATTTTTCCCTTAACTTCAAGAGCGTTAACACCATTGTAATACATATAATTAGTTGAATTTCCAACTTTAAATATAGCATCTGTAATCGTGTCACCAAACTCACTACTCTTCCAACGGTTATTAGTGTCTATATAAACTGAACCAGCTTTTATAGTTCCTCTAATGTTTGCTGTAGAAAATTCTGCTCTTCCATCTCCACTAATTATCCACCCAGAAGTTCCTGATGTCCAAATTGAAGTGTTACTATCAAAACTTCCGTTATAATTAGAAGATCTTATTACTGCCATATTTGCTGGCATTGCGACGTTTGATTGAACACCTTGTTGTTTTAATATGATTTCATGAGAGCCAATAGTTCCAGCGGTAATTTTAGTTGCTGTAAGACTTGAAACATGCTGATCACTAATCAATGCAGTTGCACTGGATTCTTTTAAGCCTGTACTTGGCGTCCATGGACCACCAGTACCTAATGTGGTAACTGGTCTTATCCTTCCATAGTAAACAACATCTACAGCTGATACTAAGTCAGTTCCAGCACTGCTGTTATTTGGAACGTCTATTGTGAATACACTGGCATTAGCTTTACCAGAAGATATTAGAGATGTACCTGCGGAATCAGAATAGAGTTCATATTCATAACTACCTACATTTGTATCAACAGTTGGTTGAAAGTCAAACATAACAGATTTGTAATTACCATAAATATTAAATGTTGCGTCATCAATAGCAACTAGGTCACTACTTGCTGTTGTGTCACCAGGCGTATGTATTCTTATTGCATCGTAGGGATTTTCTACTGCAGATATTTCTGTGTTTTTTGCTTTTAGAACAATTAAATAATCTTGGTTAGGTTTAAGGCCAGTTATACTTTTTATTATTGTTGCCATTATTTAACTCCACCAGTAGATTTAAAAGCTATATCAGATTTTATTTCTTCATCACCAATTTGAAGCTCAAAGTTTTTTGAAAAACTATATTTAATTATTTTAAAATCATTGCCAAAAGAACTTTGGTTTTTCTTTGATAATAATTCTATTTCAAAATTAAAATTACCATATAGTTCATCATAAGTAGAAAATAAAGATAACTCTTGCATGTCTATTGAGTAAATAAGTTGATTTTCTTGAACATTTGAACTAAACAAATCTATTTCAATCCCAGATTTTACAACTACTTGTCCACTACCTGTAGCTGAAGTTTTAATTATCTTTAACACAACTATGCCTGAATTTGGTGATTTATCACCAAAAATTTTTAATTTAGGACCAGTAAATGTGCCCAATATTTTTGAGCCAACGGTTGAAGTTTTTTGATTTGACCAAATTGTAGTATCGCCCAAGTATGTTAGTGCTGCTACTCGTGAATTATTTGAATCACCAACAATTTCTGTTGAATAGTAATTTATTGATGATGTTCCAGTCCCTGAATTTAATGCTATAAAATTAGCTCCAGACGGAGGTGTTGTTGAAATATAGTTGCCGGCATTAAATTGAAGGTATTGAATATTATCTTTGTGATAGTAGATATAATAATTTCCATCTGGTTTATATCCTGGCTCAACATTTGAAACCGATTTAAACCATAAATTTTTTTGATAAATTGGACTATCCAAATCACCTAAAATTAAACTATGTGTTACAGTTTTTGCATTTCCGTTTTCATATACAACTATATATGAATCTGAATCGGCTTTATTTTTAATAAGACCGTTTTCATAATAGTATAATCTACCTATATCTAAATTACCTAAATTAACATGCAACCAATCTCCAGATTTAAGTTTTTCTGTTACAAAAGGAAAACTTATAATTCTTCTAACTGAAGGATATTGGGTGGTAGATCCACTAGTATAATTAAACCAAGTCATAGTTAAATCTCATTATATAATATTTCAAATTCGTATGAGTTAATATCTTCTTTTTCTATATCTATTTCAATTATTGCATCAAAATAAACACCACCACCAGCAACATTATTTTGTTTAAAACTAGCTAATCTTACGTTACTGTAAGGTTTGATTGCAGTTGAGGAAAAATATTCATCTCTTGCAGAAGTGTAATCTATACTACTTGCTTTTATTGGCATTGACCCATCTGACCCTGCGTGAGAATGATTAGATATATCTATGCCACCAACTTTAATCCCATTTTCAATATCAATATTTCCAATGATTGTTCCACCATCTCTTCTTAAATACTGAGGATGAGCATCACCATCTAAACCGTCTAAATCTCCATGTGATGATCTAAGATTTTGTCTTTTTTGACTATCTACTGGAATACTTTGAAATATATTTTCATATACATTTAAATCTTCTTCAAGAACTTGAGAAATTGTTTTTATTCTTTGAACTGCAACGGACTCAAGTTGAACAATATAATTAACATATCTTCTTTTAACTCTGATTAATTGCACTAATGCTTCTAATCTTCTAGACATTTGTGTTCTACGTTCTATAAAATCTGTACTTACAGAACCAAGGTTTCCTGTTACTGCATTGTTAGCAACAACTAATTCTCCAGTCAATGTTGGACAATCTGAACCCAATTGAGTTGTTGTAAAATCCAATACAAGTGGTTCAATAACACTAGACTTAAATGTCATTGCTGGCAACAAAAAGTTTGCGTAATAAGTTCCACAAGTATCTACTGAATCTCTTTTTATAACATTAGAAATTGAATGTATTTCAGAAGTATAAGAATTTACTTTGATCGAAAAAAAAGCTTGGAATTGGGCTGCTTGTTTTTTAGAGATCTGATCCAATTCGGTTTCGGGGATAGTTGATGACGGGGCTGTAATCTCTTGGGCAAGCTGTTTCGTATAATGCGTTGCCTCTTTTGCCCAGTCAGATAATTGTTTCGCAATTTCACCTTCTGTTTCATCTGCGTATTCCTTCCCCAATTGATGTGTAACAATATTCTTAATTGTCAATATTTCATTACGCAAATAAGACAATATTTTTTTTACATCTATTAAATGACCAAATGTTGTGTGGTTTATCGTTAAGTCATACTGTTTTACTAATTCTCTACAAGACCTGCACAGATGCTGTTCTGCAAATGCATATTCTGCGTAAGGTATGAAACTTGGGCACTGAATATCTTTAGCTGAATCCACATGCTTTACAGCATCTTCCCAAACTGCTTTATGGGCGGTTTCTAATTCTATAGAAGTATATGGATTTATATTTACTTGGGTTAAATTTGTTTCAATTTCATTTAAGAGTTCAGATATTACTCTTTCGCAATAATAAACATTATTTCTAACTTCAGAAATAGGGACTTGCGACATTCCGCTGAAGTATTTAGTTGACTGTATAAAATCAGTATTTTTTGCTGCTGCTATATTCCTGTCTCCAATAGATTGGAAACTAGATACTTCAGACGTAGTATTAGAAAATACATCAGAAACTGGATTGCTTTGTCCTAAACCATATTGAGCCATGATATTTAAAATGTCTTTCGTCTAATTGTAGAATTTGGTTTTCTCATAAAAGATTTTTTATAACCAAATTTTTGTGGCATGAGTTTATCAGCTCTGCCAGATCCAGTTGTACCTATTTTAGCATCTTTATCGTCATCGTCTTTATCATTTACTGTTTTTGGCATGAAGAAGGTATTTGAAAAAGATTCTGATCTTGAAGCAAATTTTGCTTTATGAAGATCACTGTAATTTTCAGTTATGGCTAATAAAGCCAAAATTAAAGCGTCGTGCGCGTGATCAACTGCAGAACCACCAGCCTCAAAGACTGGTCTGCCTGTTTGAGTAGTTCTTAAAACTACATAGGATATTAATTGCATGTACATTTCAGCATCTAGCTCCGAAATAGCTAAGACTTCTTTTTCTAGATATTGTCTCAGGTTATCAACCATATATGGTTTAATTTCTTTTTTAACACTTTGTTTTGTGTATGGGTCTTTAACTTCTATTGTTTCACTAAAGCTTACGCCTTTCACTTTTTCTCTTAGTCCTGTAGATATATTTTCTACACCATATTTATGCAATAATTCAACTTGAACTTCTCCATATCCTCGGTCAACATAAATATGTTTTGGTCTAAATACAGAATTTAATTCTACAATTCTAGAAACTGCTTTAGTTAAAGTATATTCAGATTTTGGTATTTCTTCTCTGTAACATATTTTTACTTTATTTCTAAATCTTTCCTCTTCATATGTGTCAGAACAGACTTCTAAAACAACTATATTAGTTCCAGCTCCGTATTTATCCCAGTCAACTCCTATTGTATGAAAACTTCTAGCGGAAGTTAATTCAGCTTTATATTCCCAACCTGGTTCCATAAATGCTTTATCTACATATTTTCTTGGATAAACTCCTTCAGAGTCTTCTCCCCAATCCGCTTCAATTTCATGTCTATATCCTAATTCCGAATACTGTTCTCTAAATTCATCTTCTTGATCTTTAGTAAAATATGGATTGCAATATGATGGAAACCAAAATTCTTTGAACCTTGTACTTCTGCACCATTCCCAAAATCTTTCTCTTCTTCCGGTTGGAGTTGAGGCACCAATCAAAACTTTGTCAGGTTGGTCTTCTGCTGTTTTCTGCAACATTGCGTACAATGCATCTAAGTCGTCTGCATGCATGTAGTCCATTTCGTCTAACACAATCATGTGAGCTTCTTGACCACGAGCTACGTCTGACTTTCCACCAGAACGCATACCAGATGTGAAGAATCTAATTGTAGAACCATTAGTGAATTGAATCATGAATTGAGGACTTGTTACTTTTCTTGTTATTGAGTTCATAACAATTTCATTTTTGGCTGCTAGTCTAAGTATTTCCTGATAAATTAATTCTACGTGAGATTTCATCGGTGCAATAACCAAACATCTACCATCTTTGTGAGTGTAACTATAATGAATAAGTGCAATAGCCATGCTAAAAGTTTTACCAAGACGACGACCAGCTCTTAACACTTTTCTTAACGAAGGATCTCTTAAGATTAAAGTTTGATAAACTCTTGTTTCTGCTTCCAAAAATTGTCTTGCCCATATACAGGGGTCTTTAGCGATGTGAAGTTGTCTTTGTTGTTCCGCCGATATCCCAGCTTCTAACAATTCTGGATCAATATCAAAAGGTTCATCAACTAGCATTGCTAATTCACGATTGGTCAATGGTCTTTCTGTAATTGGCTCACCACTAGCCCAATTAAGATGAGTAAGTTTATTTTTAAATACCCATTCAATTCTATTTACTTGTTTATATGTCTCAATATCTTGATCTTTAATAATTTCAAGAAGATCTTCTCTAGAAAGTTTTTCTAAATTCTGTCTAAATAAAAGTGTTTTGTTTTTAAATGTTGTGCTCATACACTATCCAAAATGGGCTGCCATCATACCAGCTTCAGAACCCAATAAACTTCTTGCATTTAATCTTGAGTTTTGAATTGCCATAACACCTCTTGCTCTTGAAGTTGCAGCAACTTCGTTGTCTTTAAATCCAGCTCCAAATATAGGTTTGTTAATAGAGCCTTGCATAGATTTTAGCGCATCTTTTGCAAAGTTTTCACCTTTCATTAAAACTTTTCCACCAAATTTAGCTATGTCATAAACCATTTGCCCTGTTGCAAAAACATTAAGAGGTTCTAACACCGCGCCAGCAACCCTGCTCAATCCAACAGCACCTGCTTTTAACGCTACTTTTGCCCCAACTTCTTCTGCAAGACCGGCACCAAAAGACTCGCCTATTATGTTAAAACCACCTTTAGCTCTTCCAACCCAACCACCACCAAACTCTCCTCCCTTTGCAAATTTTGATAGAGTAGATGGATTTAATGGCCCTTCAGCTCCACGCATAAATACTTTTCTAACACTTTCACTTTGCATGGGGTCTAATACACGTTTATAACCTGCAGTTATTCTATTTGTTAAAGTTCCTTTTGAAATTGCTGAATCAGCAGAACCTGAAATATAATCCATTGGGTTAGATCTTATTGTTGAAACTAAATTTCCTACTCTTGCTGCAGCTTGTGCCTCATACATTGGTGCCATTCCTGCTGGAACAGGAAATGCACCGGAAATTTCACTTGCAATAGCTCCCACGTCGTGAAGTGCAGGATTGGCTAATTTGTGTAATTTTACTGTATTTTCAGAAATGTTTTGTACTGTTTTTTCTGCTCTAGCCACTCTTTTTGCGCCGCGCTTAGTTAATGTTCCAGCTAGTGTTTGTTGTCTTCCGACTTCCATAAAATGTTCTGCGTCGTGCAGTTTATTCATTGTAGTTATTCTGCCTAATACACCTTTTGAAATAACCCTTTGTCCTGGAGTAACTTTTCCGTCTGCGCCAACTTCCATGCCCATTTTTATTCCAACTTTAGGCATTGCTGTTCCAAGTCTTGAGGCAACCCAGTTGGTTGAGTCTGCTATTTGACTGCCAACTCTAAACATCTTTGATTCATCTTCGCCCAAAGCAGAAACGCTATGGTACCTACCAAGTGATTTTGGATGAAGTGTATTTGCTTGTTTTGCTGCTAAGTTAGAAATTCTATTATTTAACTTATCACCGGCATTTCTCACAAATTTAAATGGAGAACTTGACCCAAACGCTTTTCGTGTGGGCGCAGTTAAATCATCTCCAACATATGCGCCAAATCTTTTAGCTCTTGCTACTCTTGAACTAGAAGCCCCTACTGGATTCATAACATCCATGAATCCACCTCTAGCCATTGTTTCAGCGTGTCTTCTTGCACCAATTAAAGCAAGTGATACAGCACCGGGTTTATCTCTTTGTTGAAACTGAAATATTAAAGGTATGTTTACATCATCTTCTGGACCTGGCATTTGTCTTGCCATTACATACCTCTTCTGCCGTTGTGCATGCCTAACACTATTTCTCCACTTGCGTTTAATCTTTGTGCTGTTAATGCAGATTGATTATAATATGGTGATTGAGAAATTATTTGAGAATTTTGTTGTGCAACTGCTTTAACTGACGTAGCGGTTGCTCCAATTCCACCTATTGCTCCAGCAACTGCTCCAGCACCAACAAGAATACCTCTATGTTTTCCACCAAAAACTTTAGAAGCCATATTACCCAATGCAGCACCAGCTGCCGCACCAACTATTGGTGCACCAATTAAAGCTGCTCGACCACCAGGGTTTACTGGAAATCTAGTTGGATTAATCGTCCTTCCAATTACTGAACCTGGCAAACCGCTTGCTCCATACATCATTGATGGAGTTAAGTCTGTCCCGAGAACAGCCTGATCAGCATTAGGATCACCAAATGCAACATCCATTGCATTCTTAATTGTTGGCTTAGCCGTTGCATCGTATAACCCTTTAAGACCTTTGTAACCAATATACGAAGCGGCCAAAACTGCGCCAGTTTTACCCATGCCAGTAGTTGGAGTTTTAGTAAGTTTTTTACCAATACTCGATAATTTTCCCATAACTATGCTCCGTATAAATGATTATATTTATTGGCACCCATTTGCGTATGCCCTATTTTATTTCTATCTAAATTACCAACAACCCCAGCTGTGACTAGTGGATCTCTTCTGGAAGAACTTTGTGCAGCAAATTGTTGATCAACTGCATTAAAGTCTCTAGTTGACATTGGACCTGGTTCAGTCGGTTGAGGCGCCATAACTTCATCGTAAGGTTTGTTTTTCTTATTTCTTCTACCTAGATAGTAACCGGCAGTTAGTGCGGCTGCAGCAACTGCAGTTTTATATACTTTAGGTTTTATATTTTCTACAGCTTTAGTTAAATTCTTGTCTCTCAATAACCTTGAAGCTAAAGTCCCTTCTCCTCCTATTGAAGTCTCCAAACCTCTTTCTGCTCTAGATTCTGCTATTCTTGTTGTAAATCCTTCATCGTCAATCATCCTTCCCATTACTGATCTTAAAAAACCCCTTTGTGATCCAGCGGAAGATCTTCTTATTAGTTCTCTGTCCCCAATTCGTTCGGCTTCTTGCAAAGCTTTATCACTCATTCTTATTGTTGCTACTCCACCTTCTTCCCCCATATCTGTTATTTGACCAACTAAACCAGCTTGTACTGCTATTGTATCTGAATCCAAACCAGATGCTATAGAACGAAGACCGGCAATGAAATTTGCGCCAATTTCTGCTGCTTCACCACTTTCTCCACCTATTGAACCAATAACCATTCCTCTTTGTTGTCTTAGACTAGCAATTTTATCAATTACCTTATTTCTTTCTCCTCCCATGAAACCAAGAAGCAAGTTTGCTTGTTGCTCTGTTTGGACTAATCCTGCAGCTATCATTTCTTGTGGACTTCTACTTGGCGCAGCAGTTTTAAAAATATCTTGAATTGCTTCATAATAACTTTGCGCTTCTACCCTAGCTCTTCTTACAACATCTCCACCTTCTTTAACTATATCTCCACCATATACTACGTTAATAAGTGATTCTTTCCCGGCAACTTGAGAAAACCTTACAGCATTTGACCTACTTGCTCTTGCTCTCTGACTTAAAAATGGTACGACTTCTCCAGTATCTGTAAGTGTTTTCATTCTACTTTGCACTGCGTGGGAAGCCATCAAAACCGTATCAGAAACACTTGATGTTTTTTGAGATTCAAATGCTATTGCTTTAAGTTCTCCTATCATTCCAAGTTTTCCACTTAACTGTTCTGATGCTGCTTCTGTAGCGGCATCAAGACCACTAGCTGGTACTTTTCCAGAACCTCTAATAATTGATCTTATTAACCCTTTATTTTTTTCTAATATTGGTGCTGTTGTTTCTGCCAATAGTGTTGCTGTTGATGCAAGTTGTGGGTCCATTGTAGAACCGATTATTCCAGCTTTTGCAAGTGCAGTTCCGTATGCGTCTTTTGCTTCTGGAATTATTGTATTATGTGGTTGTCTCATTAATCCAGTAACTGATGCACCAAAGTTTGCAGTTTCTGGCATGAATGGGAAACCAATGTATTGCCTTGTGGCACCAAGTGCTTCAATTAATGTACTCTCATTTGCTGCTATGTTAGTTCCAGCTGAGTCTATTAAGGAAGTTGTTCCCGCTTTTTTAGCTGCATTAATTAGCGTAATTTGTGTTACATCGATGGGACTAACGCCTAAAGTTTGAACAACTATATTTGGATTTATATCAGCTTCTGGTGGGAGGTTTCTTGTTTCTGTTACTGTGCTTCTCACTAAATCTGGTGCGTTGATGGATGCTGGTAACGCCGTTGATCCAGATGGTGTAAATAGTCTAAATTCTTCAGTTTCTCTATCAAACTTTATTGTTCCTTGACCACTAGGTAAACCAGGATAATCTAAGACTCCAAGTTCAACTGCCTTAATGCCTTCATCTGAAGTGACATGTTCAAATGCTTCTTGAGTTAAATATCTTGGATCCGACAATGCTACTGTTGTTACTTGAGCTCTAGAAGCTGACACGTTAAACTGAGCTCTTTTTATTAAATTAACTATTGCTGCAGGTAATCCACTTAAATCCAATCCTTCTGGTCCAACAACGTCTAAATTTTCCATATGTCCAAGTAATGCTTCAGCTGCTTGTCTGTCAGATATATCTATGTGTCCAGAATGACTAGTGGCCATTCTTTGTAATAATTCTAACTGTTCAGGGTCGCCAGATTCTGCCATCAATTTTAATAAATTAGAAGATTCAATTATATTTTGAAGTCCTCTTGGAGAAACAGATTCACCTATTGTCCTACTTCTCATTAATGCATTTGCCGAAAAAGTAGATTGAAGTGCGTACAATGCTTTTTCTTCTGGTGTACCAGCAAATGCCTCCAACCTTGCAGCAAGTTTGTTTCCTAATTGCTGTCTAGCTAAACCAAGAATGTCTATCGCCCCACCATTAGCCATTTTTTCTTCAAATTTTGCTGCAATTGCTTCTCCGCCTGATTCAGCAAATTCATCTAATGCTCTTGCAGATTTAAGTAATTGTGCAACGTCAAATTGCGCATTGTAAGTTGCTAAATAATGTCCATCTTGGTTCATTTCAGTAAAAAGATTTTTATAATATTCTGCTGCTTTTATTCTACCGGCAGATGTTGTTAGATCAAAAGTATTACCAGTTGTATGTATTCTTTTTGCTAAAGAAGAACCAAATTTAGTTTCTTTCAAAGCAACTGCTTCACCAAATCCAATTTGCCTGGTTAAATCAGCTGGATCTGCAGATACCTGACCTTGCATTTGTCTGGTTATCATTCTGGCTCCACGTTCATCTCCGGGCGTCGATACATATTGCTTAACTCCACCAACGCTACTTACTTGTCCACCACCAATAGATATTGATCTAACCAAATCATCTTCAGTAACACCTGATGTTTCAACGTCTAGCAAATGCAATGTAGATCCGCTCTGCTAAATCTTTTATCCCTAAAATACCACCATGATCTATATTTCTTTTTATTGAAGCAGCGCTGGGTAGGTTTGACATTCCTATGCGAAAACTTTCTGCTGCTGATCTTACGGTTACACCAAGTTTTGCTCTTGGATCAATTTGAAAAGTTGATCCTTGTAAAATTTCTCCAACAGGAGAATAATCACCTTCTGTAGATATTAAATATTGGCCTGTTTCTCTAAAAGGGTTTTGTGACTGTAAATGAAAACCTGGTAATCCAAAATTTGTTATTAAATTTCCTGTTTGTAAAACATCTCTATTAAACATTGTAACTAGTTCTTCTCTATCTGCGTAGGAACTAATTAAATTTAAGTTAATATTTGAATGTGGTTTTAATGCGGCTTGCAATTGTCTTTTTCTTAATTTTGTTATACCTACACCAGATTGCAACTCTTTTTGGATAGCTTGTCTATAACTTGCATCAAATTCTGAATACGTTGATAATTGTTGTTCTGCAGAGCCAAAAATTTGAGTAAATCTTGATGAAGAAGTTTTGATTGGAGTTGTTAAATTTTTAGATATTGCTTTGCGAGTTCCTTCTTCATTTCCAAAAAATTCCATTCCAATATTTTGGAATGATGAAAATAGTGATTCAAATACTCTTGAAGCTGGACTTACTGCTGCTGGAAACCTAGGATCTGGTGAGCCAGCAGATATTGGTGTCACCATAAGTTCTCACTATTCTTTATCTATAACTTCTTCAGAATCTACAATATAATCATCTAATTCAATTGTACCCATTTTTTGTCTTAATACTTTTTCTCTTTGAGATTCAAGAGTTTGAACTTTTCCTATAATATCTGATATTGCTTGAGCTGTATCAAGTTGTACTTGACCAACTTTTGCTTTTGCTTCTCTAGTAGCCAAAAGTTGATTTCTTAAATCTTTTCTTCTTTTATGTAACTTATCTTCAAGTTCAACTGCTAAGTGTAATTCTTTTTTTAGAATTGGTTGACCATCATTGTCAACTCCAATTATATTTTCTTGTATAAAATGTTCTTTTGCAAGAAGTTTTGTTTTTCTTAAATATTGAACTTCTTGATCAACAAGGTCTCTAACCATAGAAACCTCTATTAAATTATTTGGATTAACATCCAATTGTTCTAAATACTCACCGGTAAATTGAGCAACCATACCCATTTCTATTGGACATGGTTTACCTCTTGGAGCAAGTCTTTCCTTCATCAAAGGACAAGTATCGACAAATATGCATCGTTCTGCTTCACAGTTCATTGGAATCGAAGAAAACATTGTGTTTCTTGTTTTTTGTGGTTTGATTAAATCAACTGCCTTTTCCTTTTCATCATCAGTCCATGTTTCAGGAAAAAATAAATCAGGTCTTAATGATTCAAATTGTTTCATGAATGCATTTTTGTCAACTTTTTCTAATTCAGACATTTTAATCCAATCTTATGGGTATTCTGAAATAATAGAATTTAAACTTTTTTGCAGTCTTTCTATTATTTCTTTAGTTGCTCCAGCATTGGTTATGAGTCCAACTTCTCTCATTTCATCTGGAGTAAGTGTAGAACTTATAATATATCTAGCGCCTTTACAAGTATCGCAATAAACTTCTTTTTCTTGATTGGCGCAGATGCACGGATCTATAATCGAAAATGCCTCCAGCGCTTTGGCAATTTCGTACCATTTATTTTTAAACATTTTTTTTGTTTGTTCTTTATAGGCTCTTAGTTTTTGTTGATCATCAGATAATAATGTTCCCATATCTAATGATTGCTTCATTAATTCCATAATTGTTCTATATAAAAAATTAGGCAATTCAAAATCATCGTTATCGTTAATAAACATTTTCCAATTATTCATGATAGTTATTCTACCTTATCAGGCATATCTCCCGCTGCCTTGCGCAGTTGGCATTGGCCTTTGTGGCCTATATGAATCAATTGGTCTACTATTGTGTTTACTCATTGCACGAACAACTCCTGCTGCACCAATGCCAATTCCCAAAGCTTTTCTTCCCGAATGTTCTTTTGCTGCTCTAATTGCCATAGATTTACCTATGTGAGAATAAGCATCTGTTGCACCAGCAAATCTACCTGCTGCTTTTGCTATTGATTTTTTTCCTGTTACTGAACCAATTGCTGCGTAAAGATCTCTTACATATGGGAGTTTTGTCCCTGGCATTGATGGCATTGGTTACTCCTTAGTAATTGCGCATCCCTGTTGGAATGCCTGTGGTTTTATCTAATGCGCGACCACGCCTATTCCTCAACATATGAAAACCTAATGGTGCTGCTACGGCACCTGCTGTTATCATAGGGTGCTTTTTCATTTGTCCACCAATGCTTCTGCCGACAGTTTTAGTCCCAGAAACCATTTTACCCATTGAACCACCTGTTGTCATATATTCTCCTCTATTTAATTAATAGTAAACTAAATTTCTTCTAATAGACCTATTTTTTTCTTTGGTTTTTGGATATTGAACTTAAACAACTCATCTTCATAGTACATTTGAAAAATACTGCCTCTTGGAATTAAAGTGTTTATCATCTTATCCGCAAGTGGAGATTCTATTTGATCTCTTCTAATTTGTGCTAAACCTCTTGCTCCCTTTACGCTGTCTATCCCCTTATCTATTAGTCCCGAGATTACATTTTCACTGTATTCTAAAGAGTAACCTTTTTTTCTTAACTTTTCTGCAATTAATGACATCTCTAATTGAGCAATAGTTTGACAGTTTTCATCTGAAAGATAATTGAATATAACAACTTTATCTATTCTATTTAAAAATTCTGGTTTAAAATGTTTTCTAATGGCGTCGTTTGTATTTCTTTCTAAGATTGATCTTTCAGGCACTTTTTTAGTTCCAGTTTTATAATTAACGTCTTTATTAAATCCGGCTCCAGTCCCAAGTAAATGATCAGTTGTTTTGTCATTTCCTAAGTTGGTGGTCATAATAATAATTGTATTTTTAAAATCAACCACTTCGCCTTTTGCATCTGTTAATACACCGTCATCAAACACGCGCAAAAATGTATTCCATAAATCAGGGTGAGCTTTTTCAACTTCATCTAATAAAACAACACTTGACGGGTATTGTTTAACAATATTAACCAATTGACCACCTTCATCATGGCCAACATACCCGGGAGGAGAACCAATTAATTTTTGATTTTCATGCTTATGCTGAAATTCACCGCAATCAATTCTAACCATTGGATAGTCATTTCCAAACAAATATTTATGCAATACATTGGCTAAATGTGTTTTACCAACTCCAGATGAACCAGCAAATAGAAAAACTCCAAGTGGTCTATCATTGTCATTTAGCCCAGCTTGTGATCTACTTAAAGACGATGTAATAGCTTCGATTGCAGAATTTTGCCCAATTATATTGGCTTTTAAATGATTATCTAAACCTATGTATTTTTGTTTACTTATTGGTTTTATTTTAGCTTTTGTTTTAGGTTTTGTATCATAATTAAAATCATCTCCATCTACTTTTGGATATTTATTTCGAAGATTTTTTAATGACGCTAAAAAAGTAGAAGAAATATCATCCCCACCATCAATTGGATCTAGATCCTCTGGAATTCCTGTGTAAGCTATATTTATCCACATGTCTATGTCTAGACCGGGGATTTAGCATTATGCATCCAGTAAACATGGCGTCTAAACAAGATTGCGCTGCTTGTCTACTCATCATTCGAAGTGAATCTGATATATCAGACTTTAGATTAAAAACAAAACTTTCAACAACTTTTTTCTTAAAAAGAGAAAGATCAATTGTTTTATTTTCTTTTTTATAATTATTAATAAATTCTTCAATTTGTTCTGGCTCAAAGACTTTAAACTTTGCATAGGTTGCAAGTTCTGGAACATATATTTGATATATTTTCATCAGTCCTCAATTCTATTTATGCTTAACCTGCATAGTAACTGTTAAAGAAGTTTATTCTTAGAATTAGGACAGTGTATGGATGCTCTTATTATTATAATAATAGAGGAGTCTTTTGTTTTCCAACCCCTTAATATCCAGTATACACATACTGTCAAATTCTTGTCAAATCAACCTCTAATGTCTTCAATATTAGGATGAGCTTCAATGCAAGGGCCAAAGACTGACCATAGTCTAATTAAATCAATTGGTGACTTGATTCTTGTTTCAAGCATGTGGACTGCACGAATGTAATCGGGATTTAAATCTATTTTTCTATTCACTGTATCTCCGTTTATAGTGTATACTTTGCGCTTCCATTATATCATGACAAGCAATAAGGTAAACATGTATAAGTCACCAATTGAAAACAAAGAATTAAATAAATTATATACCTTACTAAATAAAATTAATAACGCAATGCTAGGTTCCGATTCTCAAACTAGAAGAGAATACATACATATAAAAAAACAAGTAATTGATAGAATAAAGTCTAAACAACAGCAACTTGCTTTGCAGCAACAGGAAGTGGTAAAATATAACAATGACTGAAGGAATATCAAAACAACTTGAGTTGGCCATAGCTCAAATAGATAGACAATATGGTGCCGGCTCGGTAATGAAATTAGGTTCATCAGATTTTGAACCATGGCCATCTGTTCCTACTGGAGCATTATCACTTGATAGAATTCTTGGAATTGGTGGACTTCCACGAGGAAGAATAGTAGAAATATATGGACCAGAATCTTCGGGCAAATCAACTCTAGCTTTATCAATTGTTGCTCAAGCTCAAAAACTTGGAATCACGTGCGCGTACGTAGACGCAGAACACGCACTAGATCCTGTCTACATGCAGGCAGTTGGCGTAGACGTTGATGAATTAGTATTTACTCAACCAGATTACGGCGAGCAAGCACTAGAGATTGTGGATAAGTTAATTGGAACTGGAGAACTTGGCGTTATTGTTATTGACTCAGTTGCAAGTCTAATTCCTAAAGCTGAATTAGAAGGCGATATGGAATCAGCTCAAATGGGTCTACAAGCTCGTATGATGGCCAAAGCAATGCGTAAGCTGGTTGGACAAGCTAATACTCATAAAACACTCCTAGTGTTTATTAATCAACTTAGAAATAAGATTGGAGTAATGTTTGGTAACCCTGAAACTACTCCAGGTGGAATGGCACTTAAGTATGCCGCGTCAGTAAGAATTGACATTAGAAAAAGAGAAGATATCAAAGACAAAGCTGGCAATTCTATTGGAATTGTATCTAAGGTAAAGATTATCAAGAATAAAATGGCGCCACCTATGAAGGTAACAGAGTTTTCTATTCTCTATGGTAAAGGTATTGATGAACATGGTTGTGTTCTTGATGTTGCCATTGAGTCTGGAATTTTTACCCAAAAAGGTGCCTGGATATATTATGATGGTGAATTGTTTGCGCAAGGCAGAGAAAATGCTATCAACCAACTGAGAGAAAACGAAGAAGTGTTTGAATCAGTTAAGGAAAAGATCAAGAATGCCTCAAAGCAATCTTAATATAAAAATAGACCCTTGTCCCGATTGCCCAATACCGACTAACTTTATCATTACTCATTTGGGCAAAAAGGATGATAATACAAAATATGGAATCGAATGCCGTGAATGCGGAGAAAAATGGACGGAGACATTAGAAAATGAATGACAATAACGAAGAATCAGAATTTAACCCAGAATACGATGCAGAGTTTTACGAAAATAAAGAATATGAAGATTTTTGGAAAGATAAAGACTTTGATGAAGAGATGGGCAAATTATTTAAAAAACCGCAAATGGTACGTAATAATAATGGAGAAATCTTTTGGTTTGGGTCTAAAGAAAAGATAGAAGAAGAAAAAGCCAAGATAGTTGAACAATTTAATAAAATTATGGAAAACGAGGATGCTAAGATGTTTAAATTTGAACCAAAGGTTAATTCAAAAAAAAATGGTAATAAAACAGAAATTAACTTAAATGTTAAGTTTGGAATCGATTTAGGTAGACTCGAACTTCGACTACACTCTATGGCTGATACTATCGACGATCTGCTTGATGATATCTATGCTATCAAGAGAAATATTAACGAAGACTAGTCTTTAAATTCTTTTTTAGAATTACTATTGACAAAAGTCGCGGCCAATTTTTTCGGCTAATTATTTTTTTTAAAAAGAGGTATATGTGATGGACTTCTTCTTCAAGCTAATGCAAAAGTATCTTGATAGTAGAAAGTACGCCCAAGAACCTCCTTTAGACTTTGAGTTTGAAGAAGATGAGACCCTGGAAAATATAGTCGTTACATTTCATACAGATGATGATGAGCTATACACAATGACTATATTCACTCATGAACAATGGGAAATGGTGTGCGATATATCCGAACTCACCTCTCAGTCTCCTGAAGAGGTGGTTCGTTCTATGGAAACAACATTACCAAACGTATTACAATTTCGTAAAAGTGATTTTAATTAAGCTGTACTAACTTAGATTCAACTGGTGTAAAGTAATCTACATGGTATCTATCATACATCAGTAGACCACTAATCTCTAATGCCACTCTGTTTGACATGTGAGCTGGGACCAGTGTTTTGATATATTGGTTAACTTCTGCTCCTTCAAAGTATCTAGATGATAATTCTGGGCGGGTATATAAATTATAAACCGCACAAAAAGGAACAATAGGATTATATATCTTTGTAGCGTATGGATTATTAATTAAGAACGCCGTATCAAATTCAATACCGTATTGCATATATAGGGTACTCACTAGCTGACAATCGCTACCAAGCCCGATAAAAACAATGTGATCATAATGATTATTTTTAATCAATCTACGTAGGGTCTTAATAATATCTTTACCCACTGCTAGATAATCTTCTTTGTATCTTTGTGAATCAAAGGTAGCTACCATATGGTCATGTCTTAATTGACCCATTAGACTTCTGTCTATCTTCCATGGGGCTTTTGTTCTCAGGAACTTATCTGAACATAACACTAAATTATTTGGCATTGTTGTTTCCATTTATAAATGTCTTTCTATTGTTGAACTTGATATTTAAAATAATAATAAACTGTATCAGTAGTTGTATGAATCATATTCATAGTTATCCATATCATAGTCATATGATCTATCATCTAGATCAAAGCTGGCCATGTTATATGACTCCAAGAACTCTTTCATTTCTTCCGGGCTTTCTATTCTAGCCATGTCTTCTAGTGGCATTGAGTAGTTGTGTATATCTGACATGATGTTATTCTCCTTGTTTTGTATAGTTCGTATCATGCGCGCATCACGCTAGCAGGTGTCTATCACAAAAGCAATTCCTAATAGGGATTTTTTTTGGGAAAAAATTTTTGGGGGCAAACCATTGTTGTATAAACATATATAAAATTTAAAGGTTTAGAAAAAATAGGAAAATTTATAAGGTGGTACTAGGGGATATTTATCCACCTTGTAAGGCTTTAACGAGCCCACGGGGGTATACCCATGTCTCATCAGATCGACATTAAATGTCTGTGAACCATGCCTTATTGATTAACGCATGTAAATCAAGTTAATTAGGAGACACGCAAGCCTTAATAGTGTGTAGTAATTGGAGGGCCATACTTGGCTACTTACACAACCAATAAACCTGTGCTGTCAGATACAGCATACGACCTATTCATGCGGGTAATCTCCGCTGCACTAGAGGGACGTTATTACTACGGTAATGGTGCCCTATGGTACATCAATGAGTATGGCAAGAAGCTAGTAGTAGATACTATACACAACACAGTGGAAGAGGTGCCTCACTATGAGGGTACCATGCACACTGAACAGCATGTAGCATCTAGCCTACTTGACTTCCTACGTACAGCACAAACAGATAGCTATGTGGCCGTACATACCGGTGGATCAATGCAGTATTTTGTTGACCAATTGGTGCAGGCTGCAGCAGCTAATCGTGTGCTGTTTGGTAACGGTGCATACTACGTATTTACCAAGGAAAATGGGACAGTAATCTGGTTAGATTATATCTCAGGAAACCAGGGTGAAATACAGGTAACTACCATGACAAAATTAGGCTCATGGCAGTACAAAGAGATGATGCAAAGTGAACGCATTTCTGAATATTCACGTCAGTGGATTTTGGAGCACAACGGGACTAATATCCTAAGGTGTATCTACAAGATAGCTAGCTAATTAGCTACCTTACCGACCTGGGTATGTCGTTAAACTGCCTGGGGAATAGGCCCTTCCTATTATCCTATTTTATCCTTAGGAGGATAGAATAAACCAACTCAGGTCCTGGGTAGGAGAGCATAAGGCAATCATATTGCTTCTTGTCCTCATCCTCACCCCGGTTGCTAGCTGGGCTGTAGCGATCACGATGTCAATCATCGGGTTCGTTTTTGGCTTGGTGAACTGGTTTGGTCTCTTCATCGCAGTTGCTCTTGTAGCATACTCGGTGAAGCGCCAGATCACTCTCTAGTGACCATGGACAACTACCAGATGCAATAGTTCTGGAGGGGTTTGTTGTATACCTGGCAACAGAAACAACACATGTCTAATTGGATCGACAATAAATGTCCATGAACCAACCGTTGACCCGGAGGTTGTAAATCACAGGGTCATTATCAACCACTAGTTAAGGAGGATATCTTGTATATCTTTGGAACTAAATTAAAAGTATTCATTATTGTGGCATTCCTGCTGGGATTGTTTTCATTAATTCACACTAGGTTAACTGAAATGAGTGTGAAGTGTCAAGCACAGACAGTGGTGGTGAACCCAGAAGATAATACCTTTTGGGCCATTGCTCATAATCATTGCAGTGGCATAACAAGCAATGTAGTGGACATGATGGTGGAAAAGAACCCTAAACTTAAACCTGATCAACTGCAATATGGTCAGATTGTGGTTCTTCCTAATAGCTAATCCATTGCAATTGTCTAATTGGATCGACGTTAAATGTCCATGATCCAACCGTTAACCAAGAGGTTGTAAATCACATGGTTATTCAACCACAA